GGGGCCGAACATCGAGAGAGGTTTCCATGAACTTATCCAACCCATTAGTTGACATAAAGATGTGAAACCCAAACCCAAACCCAAGCGCAAAGTCAGCACGCAGTCTGATCTTGCGCGCGTCCTTGGCGTATCCCGGCAATTGATTTCCAAGCACGCCAAGAACAAGAGCGCGCCTCCGATTTCCGATGTCGGTGCGTGGGATGCGTTCCTGGCCGAGCGCGGTCGGCAGGGATCGGCGCCTCCTGAACTCCGGCAGCAAATCGCCGCCGAGCGTTTGGCGATCCTGAAGGAGACCAAGCGAGGACTTCAGCGTCAGAACTCCGTGGCGGATGGAAAGATGATTGACCGTGATTTGGTGAAGCGAGAAGTCCAGCATGTCATGGCGTTTCTGTTCTCCGATGCGGATAGGTTGTTACTCACCGAGTTGCCACCAGTGCTTAAGGGTTTGGATGAGATTGGAATCCGGAACCAGCTCGAGAAAGCTATTGGTGAATTCAAGGCGGATCTGAAGGCCAAGTTTGAGGCAATTGGTGAGAAGGAGACAATGTGATGAAAGAATCCGTTAAAAACCCTACGACTTCGATCGCGATGGTTGGAAAATCGAACAGGCTTCGGTTTTCGAGTGGGAACCGGATGATGCTATCTGTGATCCATGCTGGCAGGAGGTAGCCTTTGTTAAAGCTTGGGCACTGGAGAAGTCACCATGAAAGCCAACCAACCGCGCATCGACTTACTCGCTCCAACCGCTCGCCGCTGGCTACTCGATCAATTTGCTGCCGCCATTCCAAGCAACCAAGACTTGAGCGTCTCCGACTGGGGCGAGCGTTACGTCAGGCTGGTAGGTTCCGCGAAGTCGGAGACATTCCGCAAAGTGCTTTCTCCTTGGATCGTCGAACCACTTGACCGCACAGACGACGGCGTTACCCGAATGGTGACATTCCGAAAGCCAGTCCAGGCCGGAGGTTCAGTGGTTGGCGAAATCGCGTTGTGCCGGTGGCTGGCCATTCACAACGTCGGCGATATCCAATACAACTGGGAGGATGACCGAAAGGCTGATGACCGCTGGCAAAAGCGCATCGAGAAGATCCTGAAGAAATGCAAGCCAGTGGTAAAACGCTGGCCGACGACGACACGCGACAAAACCGGCTTGCTGGTTCTGCCGCATTGCAATCTTACCGTTCAGGGAGTATTCACGACATCCAACGTGGATAGCGATTCCATCCGATTTCAGATCAACGAGGAGATTCACAACTGGAAGCCAGGCCGGCTGAAGCAAGCCTTCGGGCGGACCACGAGGTTTTGGAATTCGGTGACGATTAACATCAGCAATGCTGGAGTGGTAAACGACCAACTCGACGAATCCTATAACTCCGGCACGCAGCAGCATTGGGAGGTCAGATGTCCCGGCTGCGGCCAATTCCACGTCATGCGGACCAGATGGGAAAAGGATCACCCTGAACTCGGTGGATTGCGCTACGAATCCGATGGCTGCCGCCGCGGTGATGAATACGATTATAACAAGCTTGTGCCGACGATTCGCTATCAGATGCCATGCGGTTATCTGGTGCGCGACACGCCGAACGAGCGGCGTTTGGTGTCGCTATCCGCTCGCTATGGTGAGCCGACAAACAAAGGTGCGCTGCTGGCCAATCGCAGTTACACACTCGACGCGGTTTCGGTTGACGACATCCCATGGGTGCAGCTCATCCAGGAAAAGCATGAGGCATTACGCGCGCTCAAATACGGAGACCCGGAACCTTGGAAACGATACCTTCAGCAGCGTGAGTGCCGGAACTGGGACCCAGAGGATCGTCCGATTGTCGGCAAAGTGGTGCTGAGTTCGACGATCAAAAAGAATCGCGAAGGGTTGCCAGATCGCGCTGCGAGATTCTTCGCTCTCGATCGGCAGCAGGGAGAAATGGTAAAGGGAGAGTTTCCGCATTGGTGGCTAGTAATTCGTGATTTTATGCAAAACGGGGACTCGCGCCTTGTGTGGGAGGGCAAATGCCTAACGGATGACGATGCCATAGGCACCATCCGCGAGCACGGCTGCACGATGCATTTCGGCGTTGCCGATTCCGGAGACGATACGACGCACGTCTACCAGTTCTGCCTGCGTCACGGTATCAATGCCATCAAGGGTAGTGGCGAGGCATTCTTCATTCATGATCTTGAAGAAGATAAGCGGCTGCGCCCAGATCCAAGAGAGCCGATGTTTTGGCATTATAGCAAAGGCGGTATCCGTGATCGCCTCCATTGGCTAAGGAGTAGCGGCGAAGTGAAATGGGAAGTCCCTAGTGATGTCAGTGGCGACTACAAGTCCCATATGGAGTCTGAGGAGCTTCAGTCCGGGCCAGTTGGCAGAACTAAGGAGGTAGTGTCCTTTTGGAAGCAGTTGAAGCGACGAAACGACCTCTTTGTCTGCGAATGTTACAATGCAATGCAAGCCGAGATGGCTGGATTGATCGGCGAAAGACAGTTGATAGCTACAAAGCAGGAGAAGAAAGACTCACCTAATGGAAGGCCAAAAACCACACGCCGAATATTTTCAGTGGAGCAACCACTTCATGCAATGCGCGGAATGCCACCAATCTATCCCTATGTCAGGCGTTGAGCAAGGAGGCGAAATGACCATCATAAACCTATTCTACGTATTCGCCGGAATGGCTATCGGTGGATTGTTCGCTTTGTTCTGGGTTGCCAAACAGCAGCGAAAATACGTCAGGCACTTGTTAAACAGGCAGGATGGGCAAAAGGAAGGCAATGGTGGATTGGCTTGCTCAACGATGGCACGCAAAACATTTTCACCACGCGCGAGCACGCCGAGCATTGGGACAAAGGAAGCGATGCTGTGAAAGAGGTTAGAACTTATGAGCAACCCTACAATCCCTAAAACATTCCAATGCCGGTCCTGCGATGCCGCGCACGAGATTACTGACTCCGTTATTTTGGCCGTTGTCAGTGCCAATGAGATTGTCCCTCTTTTGTGTCCCACCTGTGCTGCCAATTTGTCACAAGAGGATCGAAACTCATTCGTTAGGTCCTTCTTGCAAGCGGAAAAATGAATGAGCGCAATCCGCTACCATCTCTCCCCGCGCCAAGTTCAAGTCATCCGTGGAATCGCCAGAGGCCTCACCGATAAAGAGATTGCGTCCGAACTCGGAATTAGCCCATCGACGATCGGTCATCACGTCCGTTTAATCCTCCTTCGCCTTCAGTCGCGCTCCCGCGCGCAAGCCGCCGTCATCTTCTTCCGACGGCGCTAGTAGCTCCCCGTCAGTTACCCAAAAGTAGCGGTAAGCATCCTCTCAGCCTGCACTAGCGCATTCCCGTAGCTTACGGTTGGACATTGTTTTTCCCACCATGACTACGGATGACGCCAGACGAGAGAAACGCTGTTCTCGATGCAATCGAGGACAATACCACGTCTCTCGATGCGACGGCCACGACCTACGCCACGCTCCTGGCCGCGCTGAAGGCGATGACAGCAGCGGCGGCGTCCGTAACTCAGGTTGGCAACATCAAGAACACGGGTGCCGATGGCGCATTCGTCGAATTCTTCGGCGCTTCCGAATACGATCCGGGTCCGCAAGGCCAGAGGGCTGTAGCCGGCAGGATTCGCCAGACCTACCGCGATTGCATCGCCATTCTCGATAGCGCCGGCAATCCAACCCCAACCGATCGCGAAATCTTCGATGAGATGCGCGATCGACTCACGCCAGTCCGCGAGATCGCTCCCACCGACTTCTCCTGCGTCGGCCTATGAGGCACTGGCTAAATTCCATCTTCGCTAAAGCGATCTTGCGCATTCTGTCGCGGTATGAGGCCGCGACGTTCACGACCGATCGGCCAATCATACCCGGTGGCTACAACGGTCCGCGTTATGACGCCACCGCGCATTCCCGATCCGAGATGGCCAGGCGGATGCGCTTTTTCGAGCGCAACGATCCGCTCGTCCAGGCGCTCGCGGGCAAGTTTGAGAACTTCGTTGTAGGAGCCAGTCCGCAGGTAACTCCGACCTCATCGGATACCGAATGGAACAAGCGCGCAAAGGAATGGTGGGACGAGTGGTGCACCGTCTGCGATCTGAACAGCAGACAGAATTTCGGAACCATTTTGCAGTTGGCGGCCCGGCGTTGGTTCGTCGAAGGCGATACCTTCTTCATTCTGACTTCCGGTGACGACGCTAAGGGCCGCCGACCGCGCATCCAGTTAATCGAAGGCCATCTCTGCGCAACTCCAAAGGAGTTCGATGAGGACAAGATGGTGCATGACGGCGTTCGGATGGACAAGCGTGGACGCCCAATCGCCTACTATTTCGCCGAGGAAGTAGACCGCTACGAATACACGTTCGGTGCTCCCACCGCCGCTGAGTCGGTAATTCCTGTTTTCGAGCCGGAACGACCTGGCGAAGTCCGCGGCATCACCCATTTCCATGCGGTAATGAAGGAACTGGAGGAGGTTCGGCTTCTCTCAATTCTGGAGATGCAAGCCGCTGGAAAAAACGCATCTCTGTCCGATTGGATTGAGACGCAGGACGGCGACATGACCGCCGAC